CTGTTCCTGCCAGTTCTGAATGGTACGGATACTCGCACCGAAAATGTCAGCCAGCTGCTTTTTGTTGACTTCCATTGCTCATTCCACGGACAAAAACAGAGAAAGGAAACGACAGAGGCCAAAAAGCTCGTTTTCAGCACCTGTCGTTTCCTTTCTTTTCAGGGGGTATTTTAAATAAAAACATTAAGTTACGACGAAGAAGAACGGAAATGCCTTAAACCGGAAAATTTTCATAAATAGCGAAAACCCGCGAGGTCGCCGCCCCGTAACCTGTCGGATCGCCGGAAAGGACCCGCAAAATGATAATAATTATCATCTGCATGTCACAACGTGCATCTACGCCATCAAACCACGTCAAATAATCAATTATGACGCAGGTATCGTATTAATTGATCTGCATCAACTTAACGTAAAAACAACTTCAGACAATACAAATCATCGACACTGAATACAGGGCAACCTCATGTCAACGAAGAACAGAACCCGCAGAACAACAACCCGCAACATCCGCTTTCCTAACCAAATGATTGAACAAATTAACATCGCTCTTGTTCAAAAAGGGTCCGGGAATTTCTCAGCCTGGGTCATTGAAGCCTGCCGCCGGAGACTGTGCTCAGAAAAAAGAGTTTCGCCTGAAGCAAACAAAGAAAAGAGTGACATTACTGAATTGCTCAGAAAACAGGTTAGACCAGATTGAAGCAATTTAGATAATCGTGCAGACTACGCCCCCTCATATCACATGGAAGGTACTACAATGGCTCAGGTTGCCATTTTTAAACAAATATTCGATAAAGTGCGAAATAATTTAAACTATCACTGGTTTTATTCTGAACTAAAACGTCACAATGTCTCACATTACATTTACTATTTAGCCACAGAGAATATTCATCTTGTTCTTGAAAACGATAATACGGTTTTAATAAAAGGACAGGGTAAGGTTGTAAATGTAAGATTTTCAAAAAATAAATGCCTTATAGAAGCCACCTTAAAAGGATTCAAATCAGGAGAGTTATCATTTTACGAATACAGGAAAAATCTTGCTACAGCAGGGGTTTTCAGATGGATTACAAATATCCACGAAAACAAAAGGTATTACTATACCTTTGATAATTCATTACTCTTTACTGAGAACATTCAGAACACTACACAAATATTTCCGCACTAAATCATAACGTCCGGTTTCTTCCGTGCCAGAACCGGACTCGCTGGCATGATGAAATATGTGTACCCGGTAACCCCGGTGTGCATCGTTTTTGATTATTCCCGCACACTCGCGCAGAAGGAGTTCCCCGTCGGGCTACGGTCTCTGTTAATACGGGAATACGGCGACGATACAGCGCATGATGTGTCAGGCTTGAATACCTTTATCCTTTAAAAGGGATATCAGTTAAGTTATCCCGTGTAGGGTATAAGCCATTATCAAAGCCACTCTGTAGGGAATGGCTTTTGTGATGGCATCACTTACTCTTTACGCTGCTATCCCACTCATCCCGGAATTTTGATGGGTTATTGAAACCTTCTGCTGACATAACAACTCCTTCAATGTTTGGCTGAAATTAGGATGTCTTTCCATCAGTCCGCCACCACAAAGAATCTTTTTTGCCATAAGGCAGGAGGTTCATCTTTCAGTGGCTGCCGGTGTTATTTCCCCACTTACTGGCTTGGGTTGTTTCGTGGTACTGCCGTTAACTGGTGGCCCAGAATAAATTCCGGTTTCATTATCAAGCCCACCCGTAAATGGGCTTTGTAATGGCTACTTCACTTTTGCTTTTGCTTTTGCTTCCGCTCGCTTACGCCGGCGCTCTTCTTTCCTCTCGGCTTTTGCCATGTCCATGAATGCCTGCATGATCGAGTTCCGCATCATGTAGCTAACAAAGTGATGATTGACACAGCCGTTGAGGCGCAGCTGCTCGCCAAACTCATCCACCGAGGCCAATGCTTCCATCATGCCCTTCTCGCCTTTCATGAACTCTGAGAAGTCGCGCCCCGCTCTGGAGGCGCATTCAATAACACGATCACTCATCCCGGAAGCCCGGGGATCGTAATCTGCAGCTGGTTAGCCAGGGAGTTAATCTCAGCGACCAACACTGGCTTCGTATAGCGCCATGCTGCCAGCCCTTGTCCGCAGAAGCTCGCCATGTCTTTCTTCTGGTCAAACTCATGACATTTCATGTTGAGCTGCGCACTTAAGCTGTTGCGATGCTGAAGTTCTCCGGTGAAGTAGTCATCGAGGACTTTATAGGCCGCGTACTTGAACCCGGGGTTTAACCAAGCCGCATAATCGTAAGCAACAAACTTCCCGCCATATGTTCCACCGTGTACACCGCGCTCAGTAAAAACCACAGATTCGTGGTTTTTCTCCAGCTCGGCTAAGAACTCTTTGGTCTGCTTGTTTCGCAGGTAGTGGTAAGGCGATTCAGATTCACTTTTACCACTGGCTTTCCACATATCAGTGAGGCAGATCATGCCATCTTCACCGATACGAATTGGTTGATTGAAGAGGGTTAATGATTTCATAGCGTGTACCTACTCTTTGAAATGAACCTTTGCCGCACAGGAAACCAGCCCACCGAGGCTCGCCAGCACTAACTGGTATCCTCAAAGGCCCATTCCAAAGGGGCAGGTTCGGTGTAAAAAACATGCGTTGCGGTACGCATTTATTGCAAAAAGCCCCGCATCGCGAGGCTCATTAAATGGACTTTGTGATTTGCAAAAAAATTATTTCAGGCATTGCGTCCTGATGTATTCCTGCAGGTAGTTAACCTGCGCGGTTATCTTGTCGATTCCACTTCGGAGACGGTAATAATTGAGTTCAGCATCTGCTGTAAGTCCTGGGCTTTCTCCATCGCCCATGCCGCTGGCTCCGGTCGTTGACTTTGCACAGGTGGCGGCGACTTGCAGGCGCTTACGCCCAGCAGAAACATCAGCACGGAGACTTTCGATAGTCGCGTTAGCATCAGCAAGCTCCTTTGTGTATCTTGCGTCGAGTTCTGCTACATCACGTTGACGCTTCCGCATGTCAGCGATGGTGGCGTTCGCCTTCTCCAGTTCACTGGCCTTGTTATCGCGCTGCTCTTTGTAGGCGATTGCGTTATCACGGTAATGATTAACAGCCCATGACAGGCAGACGATGATGCAGATAATCAGAGCGGGGATAATCGCGGTTACTCTGCTCATACCTCAATCTCTCTGACCGTTCCGCCCGCTTCTTTGAATTTTGCAATCAGGCTGTCAGCCTTATGCTCGAACTGACCATAACCAGCGCCCGGCAGTGAAGCCCAGATATTGCTGCAACGGTCGATAGCCTGACGAATATCACCGCGATCAATCATCGGTAAAGCGCCACGCTCTTTAATCTGCTGCAATGCCACTGCGTCCTGGCTTTTGGGAGAGAAGTCTTTCAGGCCAAGTTGCTTGCGGTAGGCATCCCACCAACGTGAAAGAAGCTGGTAACGTCCGGCTGCTGTTGATTTGAGTTTGGGGTTTAGCGTGACAAGTTTGCGAGGGTGATCGGAGTAATCAGTGAATAGCTCTCCGCCTACAATGACGTCATAACCATGATTTCTGGTTTTCTGCCGTCCGTTATCAGTTCCCTCTGACCACGCCAGCATATCGAGGAACGCCTTACGTTGATTATTGATTTCCACCATCTTCTACTCCGGCTTTTTTAGCAGCGAAGCGTTTGATAAGCGAACCAATCGAGTCAGTACCGATGTAGCCGATGAACACGCTCGTTATATAAGCGAGATTGCTACTTAGTCCGGCGAAGTCGAGAAGGTCACGAATGAACCAGGCGATAATGGCGCACATCGTTGCGTCGATTACTGTTTTTGTAAACGCACCGCCATTATATCTGCCGCGAAGGTACGCCATTGCAAACGCAAGGATTGCCCCGATGCCTTGTTCCTTTGCCGCGAGAATGGCGGCTAACAGGTCATGTTTTTCTGGCATCTTCATGTCTTACCCCCAATAAGGGGATTTGCTCTATTTAATTAGGAATAAGGTCGATTACTGATAGAACAAATCCAGGCTACTGTGTTTAGTAATCAGATTTGTTCGTGACCGATATGCACGGGCAAAACGGCAGGAGGTTGTTAGCGCGACCTCCTGTCACCCGCTTTCACGAAGATCATGTGTAGAAGGCCGCAGCGTAACTATCACTGATGAATTCAGGATAGCCAGTGGCTACGGCTCAGTTTGGGTTGTGCTGTTGCTGGGCGGCGATGACGCCTGTACGCATTTGGTGATCCGGTTCTGCTTCCGGTATTCGCTTAATTCAGCACAACGGAAAGAGCACTCAATGCATTTAAACCAAGCCCCATAAAGGAGAATGCTCTTACCTGTTGCACAGATATAAAAAATCCCGAAACCGTTATGCAGGCTCTAACTATTACCTGCGAACTGTTTCGGGATTGCATTTTGCAGACCTCTCAGCCTGCGATGGTTGGAGTTCCAGACGATACGTCGAAGTGACCAACTAGGCGGAATCGGTAGTAAGCGCCGCCTCTTTTCATCTCACTACCACAACGAGCGAATTAACCCATCGTTGGGTCAAATTTACCCAACTTTATTCAAAAAGTCAATATCATGCCGTTAATATGTTGCCATCCGTGGCAATCATGCTGCTAACGTGTGACCGCATTCAAAATGTTGTCTGCGATTGACTCTTCTTTGTGGCATTGCACCACCAGAGCGTCATACAGCGGCTTAACAGTGCGTGACCAGGTGGGTTGAGTAAGGTTTGGGATTAGCATCGTTACAGCGCGATATGCGGCGCTTGCTGGCATTCTTGAATAGCCGACACCTTTGCATCTTCCGCACTCTTTCTCAACAACTCTCCCCCACTGCTCTGTTTTGGCTATATCAACCGCACGGCCTGTACCGTGGCAATCTCTGCATCTTGCGCCCGGCGTCGCGGCACTACGGCAATAATCCGCATAAGCGAATGTTGCGAGCACTTGCAGTACCTTTGCCTTAGTATTTCCTTCAAGCTTTGCCACACCACGGTATTTCCCCGATACCTTGTGTGCAAATTGCATCAGATAGTTGATAGCCTTTTGTTTGTCGTTCTGGCTGAGTTCATACTTACTGCAGAATGCAGCCATTCCGAATCCGGCTTGTGATTGCACCATCCCCATAGCAGCCATCACATCAGTACCGGAAAGAGAGTCAGAAGCCGTGGCCCGTGGTGAGTCGCTCATCATCGGGCTTTTTGGCGAATGAAATTTAGCTACGCTTTCGAGTCTCATGCGCCTTCTCCCTGTACCTGAATCAATGTGAGGTTTCCGCAGAACACTGCGCCGGTATCGATATACATTTGGTTGGCAAATTTAAGTGGTTTCACTGCTGGCGTATGACCAAAGATAAACGTGTCCGCGCCTTTAATTTCTTTCACGATCCCGTCTTGTGAGTTGCTGATTCGTTCGCGGTTCCAGATTACCTGCTGATGATCAACTGGCTTTCCAAATTCGTATTCGTCACAAGGATAATCGGCGTGGCAGATGACATATTTTTTACCTTTGCTCACCAGTTCGATGATTAACGGAAGTTCTTCTGCTTTATGGGCAAGAGCTTTAGCCAGAATTTCTTTGTCGTAATCGAGATTAAAGAACCAGACACCGCCATTAAGCAGCCAGTGATTGACGTTTCCACGCTCTGATAAGCCATCAATCATCATGTGCTCATGGTTTCCACGTACAGCTCTGAACCAGGGGAATGTGATTAATTCCAGGCATTTAACGTTCTCTGCACCACGATCAACCAAATCGCCCACCGAGATAAGCAGGTCTTTTTTGTTGTCGAATCCAATCGTATCCAGTTTGTTCATCAGGTTCGTGTAGCATCCGTGCAGATCGCCAACTACCCAAATATTTCGGTATTTGCTGCCATCAATTCTTTCGTAATAGCGCATCTCTTTCACTCCATCCGCGATGAACCATAAGAACGTCGTTGACGATGGCGTGCATTTTCCCGTCTTTATCATCAACGTATTTTCTTACCGTGCCGCGACTACATTTCAGTCTGCGTGCCACTTCTGTCTGGTTTCCGTATGCTTCAACGAGCATGTCTGGAATTGTTTTTACTGAGAACGTCATGCGGCCTCACTTCTGCTATTTCGCAGGTCTTTGAGTTTCTGTTGGTACTCTGCCTTGATCGCCTTGCACTCTTCGACAGTCCAGCGATGGCGGTTATGGTTTGATTCGATTTCGTATACTGCTTCCTGCCCGATCCGGTTAATCAGTTCGACGCGATACAGAACGAGATTTCCGCTTTTATGCTGGTTGCACACCACGCATTGCTTGTGAATATTGCGTTCATCAAATCGGAGTTGAGGTGCCGCAGCAGTTGTCCGGTAATGTCCGGCATCCCACTGAGCAGACGTGAGCGTTCCGCACGAGATACATGGTAAGTCGCGGTCTCTTTCTCTGATGAAGGCGTTTACGGCTTGTTGGGCTTGTTTAATCCAGTAACTGCGGGGCTTTAAGGCGAGTTTTCGAATCTTCAGTTTATCTTTCTGTTTCTGCTCCTCTCGTCGTAGTTTCTTCTCTGCTGCTTTTTCCGCTTTTTCGCGTTCTTTACTTCGTCGTTCGAGTGCTATCTTTGTTCCACACTCTGGAGAGCACCACCACTGATTAGCGAATGCAGGGTGAAACCATTCCCGACATTCATCGTTTTTACATCGTCTTCGCGCTGGTTTAGCCATCGTCTTCTTCCTCGTACATTGAGCTATTCGGATCGCTCATCAGTTCTGCGCAGCAATCGGAGCACACGTGAACTTCCAGTACATGCAGCTTCTGACCGCAGTTAGCGCACGTTAAAGCCCGCTCGACGCTTTCTTGTTCGTAACTTCGATTTGGGTCAATCACCTTGTTTTCCTCGCACGTTCTCTTAGCCACCGGATATCCCACAGGTGAGCTGTGTAATTGAAGGTTTTTACGTCAGATTCTTTTGGGATTGGCTTGCGTTTATTTCTGGAGCGTTTCGTTGGAAGGTATTTGCAGTTTTCGCAGATGATGTCGGTGAAACTTCGTCGCTGTCGCCTCATGCCGCCCTCCTGACGCCCTGCCCGATCGCCATCAATGCCGCTTTGGATACGGTAGTAAACATCCGTCGAGGACTGATGAACGGTCGCCAAATCAGCAGCATGGAGCCTTTGCTGTTTCCCTTCTTCTCCAGCCCTGTCGATGGTTCGATAAAATTAATCCGTCCATCAGTGATAATGCGAACTTCGTCGACACTCTCCAGAGCCTTGCTGAACCATCCGACTGACATATCCTCTGGCACAAGCATAACTACCGTCTGTCGCTGTTGTATGCACTGCTCAGCGGCTTTTTCCACCCACGGCCTGATATTGCTGTACGGTGGGTTATTCCAGATTGCACCGTGGCTTACCCACTCAGAATTGAGCGCGTCGTCGGCCTCAGTTAGCCAGTGAGCACACAGAGCATTTTTGTCGCTCGCTGCCGAATCCAGCCAGAATCCAAACTCAATATCCAGTGCATCAAAAAGCCAAAGCGGCGTTTGCCAGCAGTCCTTGTCGTGTGCTGGCGTATTTGATTTGATAGTCATGCAGCCCGATCTCCCCATCTCGCTTTCCACTCCAGAGCCAGTCTCGCTTCGTCTGACCACTTAACGCCACGCTCTGTACCGAATGCCTGTATAAGCTCTAATAGCTCCGCAAATTCGCCTACACGCATCCTGCTGGTTGACTGGCCTATTACCACAAAGCCATTCCCGGCAAGGTTAGGAACAACATCCTGCTGCTTTAATGCTGCGGTAAACACACACTTCCAGCTTTCTGCATCCAGCCAGCGACCATGCCATTCAACCTGACGAGAGACGTCACCTAAGCAGGCCCATAGCTTCCTGTTTTGGTCTAAGCTGCGGTTGCGTTCCTGAATGGTTACTACGATTGGTTTGGTTGGGTCTGGAAGGATTTGCTGTACTGCGTGAATAGCGTTTTGCTGATGTGCTGGAGATCGAATTTCAAAGGTTAGTTTTTTCATGACTTCCCTCTCCCCCAAATAAAAAGGCCTGCGATTACCAGCAGGCCTGTTATTAGCTCAGTAATGTAGATGGTCATCTTTTAACTCCATATACCGCCAATACCCGTTTCATCGCGGCACTCTGGCGACACTCCTTAAAAACCAGGTTCGTGCTCATCTTTCCTTCCCGTTCTTCCCTGGTAGCAAACCGGTAATACACCGTTCGCCAGACCTTACCTTCGATAACCAGAAGACCTGCCCGTGCCATTTTAGCCGCGGCCTGATTTATGCTGGTTACTGTTGCGCCTGTTAGCGCGGCAACGTCCGGCGCACAGAAGCTATTATGCGTCCCCAGGTAATGAATAATTGCCTCTTTGCCCGTCATACACTTGCTCCTTTCAGTCCGAACTTAGCTTTGATTTCTGCGATCTTCGCCAGAGCCTGTGCACGATTTAGAGGTCTACCGCCCATGACAGGAAGTTGTTTTACTGGTTCAGGGATCGCCTCACCACGGTTAATTCTCGCAGTCATATGGACAAGCTCATCTGCGGCCTTACGGCGTAATTCCGCATCAGTAAGCGCATTGGCCCGCATGTTCTGATACAGGTTGGTAACCAGCCAGTAGTGCGCGTTTGATTTCCACGGATAAGACTCCGCATCCGGATACAGGCCTCGCTTCCGGCAATACTCGTAAACCATATCAACCAGCTCGCTGACGTTTGGCAGTCCGGCGATAACGGATGCTTCTTCCCGGCACCATGCAACAAACTGCCCGGGTGATGGCAGAAATGGTCGATTCTGCCGACGGGCTACGCGCATTCCTGCGTTAACCTGTTCCATTGTGGTGATCCCGTTTTCCCGGAAAGCCAGAACCCACTGGCGGCGGATTTCGTTCAGTTCGTTCTGGTCACGGTTAGCCAGGCTCGCCGGGAAAGTTGCCAGTAACTGGCTGAACACACCGTTGATGATCTGCGCTACCTGCTGTACCTGCGGCTTTTCGTCGTACTGTTCCGGCATGTTGTTGGCGATCCGACGCATCTGCTCACGGTCAAAGTTAACCATCTGTGCGGCGATGTTTTTCATAGATCCACCCCGTAAATCCAGTCTGTGTTTGTCAGGTCGAGTTTTGGTTTGCTGGCTGTCACGACTGCCTGTTGCTTGTTACGGTTGATTTCGAGCTGGGTCCACTTGTCGCGGAGTTTGGCCGGGCTAAGAACGTTACCGGACCAGAAGTTGTCCTGGCATGCCCAGCGGAACAGTACACACATGTCGCGATGGTTACGTCCGTCACGTTCACGCATCAGGCGGATATCGTTAGCCCACCCAGCAAAATTCGGTTTTCTGGCTGATGGTGCGATAGTCTTCACCATGTCAAACATCCACTCTGCGGCGGTCAGGTCTTCTGCTGTTCCCCACTTGCTGCCGCTCTGAATTGCAGCATCCGGTTTAACCACAGAAAGATCGTTTTCTGGCTGGTCAGAGGATTCGCCAGAATTCTCTGACGAATAATCTTTTCTTTTTTCTTTTGTATTAGTGTCTTTTGTGTCCCCCTGTTTTGAGGGATAGCAATCCCCCAATTTGAGGGATGTTTTATCCCTCGTTTTAGGGGATTTTCCCTCGTTTTGAGGGATACACCATTCTGAGATGTTTTTATTTGGTCCAAACATGCCGCCTTGCTGCTTGATAATATTCATTCTGACGAGTTCTAACTTGGCTTCATTGCACCGTTTGACGGGTAACTTTGTAATCTCGCTAAGTTGAGAATCGGTGATTCTGTCCATTGGTTTATTCCACCCATAGGTTTTACGCAGAATGGCAAGCAGCACTTTAAACTGTCGCTTGGTCAGATCTGCGCCTGAATAAGCCTCAAGCAGCATATTTGATAGTCTGGCGTAACCATCATCGAGATCTGCCACATTACGCTCCTGTTTGGCAAAGTTACCTCTGCAGAAGTTGAGTATTTTTGCTGTATTTGTCATAATGACTCCTGTGGATTGATCCAGTCTTTCTACATCAGGCCTCAAAACTGTTGCAGCAGTCTTGAGGCTTTTCTTTTGTCAGCACCATGGCTACTTTCTTTGCTAGCTTTGCTAATTCCTCGTCTTCAACACCCCACTCCAGCACAGCCAGAAGCATGGCCATCTTTGGGATAAAGCTGTCTTTCCATCGCGAAATTTGCGATTCATTAATCCCTAACGCGTCGGCAACCTTTCGCTGACCACGTACAGCAATTCGATTCAGGATGTTGCTTGTAATTGCATTCGCTTTCTTGCGAGTACTTGTAAGTTGCATATGTAAGTATTTCCTTAACAAATAAGAAGTTATGCGCATCAAATTATGCGCGTTGTATTCCCGCATTTCGGCGGGAGTGATGACCATGACTGTTAAAGAGCGGTGTTACTATTTGTTTTTCTTGTTGCTTGGGAAAGGACGAACTTCCTCTCCAATCACACTGCCATCAGGCTTTACCGTAACCATGATGTTACGGCCTGCCAGAATGGCCTTGCTGATAGCGCACTGGATTACACCAAAGTCACTGGCTGCTTTAGCCTGTCCATGGATTTTGGCGTAATCGGCAAGTGTCATTCGAATCATATGCACTCTCCGTTATTAACCATGAACAAAGAATACTACAGGTATTCAAATCAATCAATACTCAGGGTATTTTTAGTTTAAGTACCTTAGCTATTAGAATTAAGCTATGGAAAATAAAAAATCACTGACGACAGAACAGCTCGAAGACGCTAAGCGGCTTAAGGCTTTGTATGAGTCAAAAAAGAAAGAATTGGGAATAACCCAATACTCAATCGCTGATGAACTGGGTATCACCCAAGGAGCGGTAGGGCATTATCTTAATGGCAGAAACGCGCTAAACGTTGAGGTTGCATCTGGTTTTGCACGGTTGTTGCAAGTCTCAATTGCTGATTTTAGCCAGTCAATTGCTGCCAAGGTTGCAGAACAGGCAGAAAGCCTTAAGAGCGATGCCAACGTAAGGTATGCAGGGGAATACAGAGCAGGAAAGAGGTATCCGGTGTTAAGCAGTATCCAGGCTGGCTCGTGGTGTGAAGCATGCGAACCATACACCATTAAAGACATAGATGTTTGGCTTGAGTCTGACGCGCATATTCAAGGTAATGCGTTCTGGCTTAAAGTGGAAGGTGATTCAATGACGGCACCGGTTGGGTTAAGCATTCCAGAGGGAACATTCGTTCTTTTCGATACCGGAAGGGAGGCGGTCAACGGCAGCTTGGTCATAGCAAAACTTTCTGACTCTAACGAAGCAACATTCAAGAAGCTGATAATCGACGGCGGAAATAAATACCTCAAGGGACTTAATCCTGCATGGCCTCTCGTGCCAATCAATGGAAACTGCAAGATTATAGGCGTTGCAATTGAGACAAAACTAAGGCTGGTTTGATCACGCAAGGGGCGCTTATGGTTGGAACCGCTATAGCAAGCTTTTTTGGGATGTTGGCAATCTCGACAATTTACGGCTTAGCGCATGCTTTTCTTGCGAAATCTCTATCAGAAAAAATAAGCCAGGCTTGGGCGCATAGATCAGCTCGTTTCATGATTCTGGTGATCATAGCAATACAAGGGATATCTGCATTTATCCTCTATGGATCAAGCTTATACCTATTGTATCAAGGCGCGACATTTACGCCTTATACCAGTGATTACGGAACTCTATACGATGGTAGTGAAGACATCTCTATGGCTTGGATCGTCTTTGGTTTATCTATGGCCGTGTCTGTTGTAGCAGACATCATTAAGGTAATTCTCGTCTTAACCTTCGCTGACTAACCCATAATCCCGGCAGCAATAGCTATCGGGATCCACTTCACATATCCCGCATAAAAAGCACTGAACAAGCAGACGCCGAAAAAATAAATATCCTTTGTATTCATTTGCTTATCATTATTTCACCAAAATAAATACCTTGAGTATTTACAAAATAAAATACCTACAGTATTCTTTAACCATCAGCAGGACGCTGGTAGCCAAACGGAACAGATTGGCAGGCTCTTTAACATTGATGGGATTGTCCCGCCGAAATGCGGGAACCAAAGAGTAGTTGGCTTTGGGGTGACGAGAAGTGCAGCTGCACGACGGCAACCGGAAGATAAGCACCCGGCGCGTCACCGCCAAAGTCAATTCCATAGGCGAAATGCAGCCGCCAAACACAGCCAATGCTGCACATGCAACAGGAGGATTTATGTGAATGCATAACTTCAAAACCGAGGTTAATTAAATCTCTCGATCCGAGCATCGACCTATTAGGTGGCGAGATGCTCTTTCTGCCCCTCAATTCGAGGGGCCAGAAACCACTTTGCAATCACTATCAATTCCAAAGTTGTTTCATCGGAGGTCAACATGACAGTAGTCATTACATATCTGGCTGACGATAACGCCAGAAATCGCCGCAGAGCACGCAGACAGGCTCAACGTGAACAGGCGATGCAAGAGCAGCGACTGGCGCGAAAAATTGCGCTAAAGCTCTCTGGTTGCGTCAGAGCAGACAAAGCAGCATCACTCGGAAGTCTTCGCTGCAAGAAAGTTGATGAATGCAGTGGAAGTGTTTGCCTGCCAAACGTAGCCATTTACGCGGCAGGCTACAGGAAATCAAAACAACTGACGGCGAGATGATAAATCATTTGCTAATTACTTGTTTTTGCCATGCTTATCCTGAGCGATAAGTTCATCCATAAGACTGTCTTTCTTCCCAGCAAACCTAATGTAGCACTCATTTCTATAGCGTTCCGGGATAACAAAACGGTCGATTTCAGGATATCCAGTAGCAGAAGGTATCCGAATAAGAAGCCCTTTTTCGAGCAATGAGATTGCTTCAGGGCTTCCCTTTTCTGTCTTTAGCTGGTTATTCGCGGCTACAGCGAATGCCAAATACGCTCTTTCTCCAAGAGTTAACGAATCAAACAAATCTTGCACATATTTTTCTTCTTTAGATTTGCGCTTCTGAGCAGCGGATACCTCAATTCTTTCAGTCACAGCGTGATAAGCGGAATTAACAACACCGTTAAGCACATAGCTAACGCAGAACAACAGGATGTAATACATCCAATAATGAGGAAGGATTTCTGGATTATGCAGGTTTATCCATTCTTTTACGCTTACCGGCATAACAATAATCAATATGATCAGGATGATTAGCATATGAATCAACTGTTTAAGTGTCATTCCTTGCAGGAAAAAATGCATTAGTTCCTGCCACCATGAGTTGTTCATCGGCGTTTCTCTTTTGCTCTCTGTAGGGGTGAATAGAGTTTATCCGATTTCTCGCTGTAGGGGTACACGAGAACCACCGAGCCTGATGTGGTTAAAAGACAGGCACAATCTTTACTACCGCAATCCACTATTTAAGGTGATATATGGAAGAAGAATTTGAAGAGTTCGAAGAGCATCCTCAGGATGTGATGGAACAATACCAGGACTATCCGTATGACTACGACTATTGATAAAAATCAATGGTGTGGACAATTCAAGCGATGCAATGGATGCAAGCTGCAATCGGAATGCATGGTTAAGCCTGAAGAAATGTTTCCTGTAATGGAAGATGGGAAATATGTCGATAAATGGGCAATACGAACGACGGCAATGATTGCCAGAGAACTTGGTTAACAGAACAACAAAGCTGCCTGATAGTGGCCTTTATTTTTGGCATAAATAACAGAATAAACACTGCACTGTGTATTCATTCCAACGAGTGAATACACGGAGCAATGTCGCTCGTAACTAAACAGGAGCCGACTTGTTCTGATTATTGGAAATCTTCTTTGCCCTCCAGTGTGAGGGCGATTTTTTATCTGTGAGGATATGAACAGATGTCAAACATCAAAAAATACATCATTGATTACGACTGGAAAGCATCAATAGAAATTGAAATCGACCATGACGTAATGACAGAGGAAAAACTTCACCAGATTAATAATTTCTGGTCAGACTCTGAATACCAACTAAATAAACACGGCTCTTTATTAAATGCTGTATTAATCATGCTGGCGCAACATGCTCTGCTTATAGCAATTTCGAAAGACTTAAATGCATATGGTGTTGTTTGTGAGTTCGACTGGGATGATGGAAATGGTCAGGAAGGATGGCCTCCAATGGATGGTAGTGAAGGAATAAGAATTACCGATATCGATACATCAGGAATATTTGATTCAGATGATATGACTATCAAGGCCGCCTGAGTGCGGTTTTACCGCATACCAATAACGCTTCACTCGAGGCGTTTTTCGTTATGTATAAATAAGGAGCACACCATGCAATATGCCATTGCAGGGTGGCCTGTTGCTGGCTGCCCTTCCGAATCTTTACTTGAACGAATCACCCGTAAATTACGTGACGGATGGAAACGCCTTATCGACATACTTAATCAGCCAGGAGTCCCAAAGAATGGATCAAACACTTATGGCTATCCAGACTAAATTCACTATCGCCACTTTTATTGGCGATGAAAAGATGTTTCGTGAAGCCGTCGACGCTTATAAAAAATGGATATTAATGCTGAAACTGAGATCAAGCAAAAGCATTCACTAACCCCCTTTCCTGTTTTCCTAATCAGCCTGGCATTTCGCGGGCGATATTTTCACAGCTATTTCAGGAGTTCAGCCATGAACGCTTATTACATTCAGGATCGTCTTGAGGCTCAGAGCTGGGCGCGTCACTACCAGCAGATCGCCCGTGAAGAGAAAGAGGCAGAACTGGCAGACGACATGGAAAAAGGCCTGCCCCAGCACCTGTTTGAATCGCTATGCATCGATCATTTGCAACGCCACGGGGCCAGCAAAAAAGCCATTACCCGTGCGTTTGATGACGATGTTGAGTTTCAGGAGCGCATGGCAGAACACATCCGGTACATGGTTGAAACCATTGCTCACCATCAGGTTGATATTGATTCAGAGGTATAAAACGGATGAGTACAGCACTCGCAACGCTGGCTGGGAAGCTGGCTGAACGTGTCGGCATGGATTCTGTCGACCCACAGGAACTGATCACCACTCTTCGCCAGACGGCATTTAAAGGTGATGCCAGCGATGCGCAGTTCATCGCATTACTGATCGTTGCCAACCAGTACGGCCTTAATCCGTGGACGAAAGAAATTTACGCCTTCCCTGATAAGCAGAACGGCATCGTTCCGGTGGTGGGCGTTGATGGCTGGTCCCGCATCATCAATGAAAACCAGCAGTTTGATGGCATGGACTTTGAGCAGGACAATGAATCCTGTACATGCCGGATTTACCGCAAGGACCGTAATCATCCGATCTGCGTTACCGAGTGGATGGACGAATGCCGACGCGAACCATTCAAAACCCGCGAAGGCAGAGAAATCACCGGCCCGTGGCAGTCGCATCCCAAACGGATGTTACGGCATAAAGCCATGATTCAGTGTGCCCGCCTGGCCTTCGGATTTGCGGGTATCTATGACAAGGATGAAGCCGAGCGCATTGTCGAAAATACCGCATACACTGCAGAACGTCAGCCGGAACGCGACATCACTCCGGTTAACGATGAAACCATGCAGGAGATTAACACTCTGCTGATTGCCCTGGACAAAACATGGGATGACGACTTATTGCCGCTCTGTTCCCAGATATTTCGCCGCGACATTCGCGCATCGTCAGAACTGACACAGGCCGAAGCAGTGAAAGCTCTTGGATTCCTGAAACAGAAAGCCTCTGAACAGAAGGTGGCTGCATGACACCGGACATTATCCTGCAGCGTACCGGGATCGACGTGAGAGCTGTCGAACAGGGGGATGATGCGTGGCACAAATTACGGCTCGGCGTCATCACCGCTTCAGAAGTTCACAATGTGATAGCAAAACCCCGCTCCGGAAAGAAATGGCCTGACATGAAAATGTCCTACTTCCACACCCTGCTTGCCGAGGTTTGCACCGGTGTGGCTCCGGAAGTTAACGCTAAGGCGCTGGCCTGGGGAAAACAGTACGAGAACGACGCCAGAGCCCTCTTTGAGTTCACTTCCGGCGTGAATGTTACTGAATCCCCGATCATCTATCGCGACGAAAGTATGCGCACCGCCTGCTCTCCCGATGGTTTATGCAGTGACGGCAATGGCCTTGAACTGAAATGCCCGTTTACCTCACGGGATTTCATGAAGTTCCGGCTCGGTGGTTTCGAGGCCATAAAATCGGCTTACATGGCCCAGGTGCAGTACAGCATGTGGGTGACACGAAAAGATGCCTGGTACTTTGCCAACTATGACCCGCGTATGAAGCGTGAAGGCCTGCATTATGTCGTGATTGAGCGGGATGAAAAGTACATGGCGAGTTTTGACGAGATGGTGCCGGAGTTCATCGAAAAAATGGACGAGGCACTGGCTGAAATTGGTTTTGTATTTGGGGAGCAATGGCGATGAAGCATCCTCACGATAATATCCGGGTAGGCGCGATCACTTTCGTCTACTCCGTTACAAAGCGAGGCTGGGTATTTCCCGGCCTTTCTGTTATCCGAAATCCCCTGAAAGCACAGCGGCTGGCTGAGGAGATAAATAATAAACGGGGAGCTGTATGCACAAAGCATCTCCCGTTGAGTTAAGAACGAGTATCGAGATGGCACATAGCCTCGCTCAAATTGGAGTCAGGTTTGTGCCAATTCCAGTAGAAACAGACGAAGAATTTCATACGTTAGCCGCATCCCTTTCACAAAAGCTGGAAATGATGGTGGCGAAAGCAGAAGCAGATGAGAGAGACCAGGTATGACAACCACTGAATGCATTTTTCTGGTAGCGGGCTTCATATTCTGTGTGCTTATGCTTGCCGACATGGGACTTGTTCAATGACACCTCAGCAAGAAAACGCCCTTCGCAGCATTGCCCGTCAGGCTAATTCTGAAATCAAAAAAGCCAGACAGCAGTTTCCGGATAAAAACGTCGATGACATTTGCCGTAGCGTACTGAAGAAGCACCGCGAAACGGTAACGCTGATGGGATTCACACCGACTCATTTAAGCCTGGCGATCGGCATGTTAAACGGCGTCTTTAAGGAACGATGAACATGAAAAGCAAAATTATCAGGGAGCTACAGGCTCCTTTTTTATTGCTCGCCTTTACCCCCAAGCGTATTAACCAACAATTCAGGGATTAATGGAAGATGGCAGACATCATTGATTCAGCATCAGAAATTGAAGAATTACAGCGCAACACAGCAATAAAAATGCGCCGCCTGAACCACCAGGCTGTATCTGCCACTCATTGTTGTGAGTGTGGCGATCCCATAGATGAGCGAAGACGCCTGGCCGTTCAGGGTTGTCGGACTTGTGCAAGTTGCCAGGAAGATCTGGAGCTTATCAGTAAACAGAGAGGTTCGAAGTGAGCGTAATTCACTCTCAGGCACTGCGGGCCAAGGCAGAAAAAGCAACGTGTGGTGAGTGGTCGCTCGAATATGGAGAGAGCCGATTTGATGGTGATGATGCGCTAATTCATCGTGAAGTTGCTGGATATATTCCTATTTGCAGAATTGAAGGAGCGCATCCAGAAAGCGGTTTCGATGAAGATTTCCAAATGGAACAGCAGGCCAATGCTGAATTCATCGCCGCAGCCAATCCCGCTACCGTCTTGGCGCTGCTGGATGAGCTGGAAAGAAACCAGCAATACATCAAACGCCGCGACCAGGAGAACGAGGAGATTGCGTTAACGGTAGGGAAGTTGCGCGTTGAGCTTGAGGCAGAAAAACAGCGGGCAAAGGATCTGTTTATGGAAAATGCTCGGCTTAAGTCAGGTATAGCCGGTCTGATACACCTCGGTATTCGATATGCAGATGTTGAGGTCATGAGAATTGCTGGAGATGCCCAGCTTTCTACCCCATGCACTGACAGCATCATAAACAGCATTGCAACAGGCATTCGCATCAAAGGAGAGTGATATGAGCAGGAATACGGGTTTGTAAAAGATAACGCTTGTGAAAATGCTGAATTTCGCGTCGTCTTCACAGCGATGCCAGAGTCTGTAGTGTCAGATGATGACCGTACTCAAACATCGGGTTGAGTATTATTTTACTGTTTCTTTACATAAACATTGCTGATACCGTTTAGCTGAAACGACATACATTGCAAGGAGTTTATAAATGAGTATCAATGAGTTAGAGTCTGAGCAAAAAGATTGGGCGTTATCAATGTTGTGCAGATCCGGTGTCTTGTCTCCATGCAGACATCACGAAGGTATTTATGTAGATGAAGGTATAGATATAAAGTCGGCATACAAATATTCCATGAAGGTTTATAAGTCTAATGAAGACAAATCCCCATTCTGCAATGTGCGAGAAATGACTGATACCGTGCAAAATTATTATCACGAGTACGGTGGAAACGATATTTGCCCTCTCTGTACAAAACATATAGATGATTAAACCCAATATTACATAACAATCCTCGCACTCGCGGGGATTTCTTTTATCTGAACTCACTACGGCGAGTTTTGTTTTATGGAGATGATAAATGCACTTCCGAGTCACAGGTGAATAGAATGGAGAACCATTCAACAGAGTTATCGAAGCAGAGAACATCAACGACTGCTATGACCACTGGATGATATGGGCGCAGATAGCACATGCAGACGTAACCAATATTTGTATTGAAGAACTGAAAGAACACCAAGCCGCCTGATGGCGGTTTTTTATTACCTGATTTGCAGGTTCGATTCCATATTCGGAGATAGCACTCATGCAACACGAACTCCAGCCTGATTCACTGGTTGATTTGAAATTCATCATGGCCGATACTGGCTTCGGTAAAACCTTCATCTACGACCGGATTAAGTCCGGCGACCTGCCAAAAGCCAAAGTTATCCACGGGCGAGCAAGATGGTTATATCGTGACCATTGTGAATTCAAAAATAAGCTCTTAAGCCGCGCCAATGGGTAA